ACCCTGCGCGGCTGCATTGCCCACGGCCGCAAGGTTGGCCTCGACGGCATGGGCTGCGAACCATGGCCGGGAGGATGGATCTCGACCGCCGACATCATGCGCGATTGGCTGTGGCTCGACGCGCACCAGCAAGGCAAGGCGTCCGGCGTCCGGCTCGGGAAGGTCATGCGCCGACTCGGCTACCACCCGCACCGGACCGGCAAAGACCGCGAACGAGGGTGGATAGCGGACACACAAGACGAGAGCCCGGGCGAAGTGTCCGCCCAAGTGTCCGCCGGTTTTCCGCTATGAAGCGGACACAGCGGACACATAGGACACATGACATGCACACACACGCATATCACGCGCGCACACGCACACATGAGGGTGTTGAAAGTAGGTGTCCGCCAGTGTCCTGTGTCCGCCAACGGCCAACGCGGATATGCGCGTCTCCCGGAGTTTCACATGAAACCAACCAAGCCACGCCAACCGCCACCGCAGACCAGGCGCCGCCGCGGACACTCGTACCAACACCGAGGAAGGCGATGAGGCCCTTTGAACGGCAGCGGGTCCTCCTGGAGGGCTCCCTCCAACACGGGTCCAGTGACCCCGAAGTCTCTGAAGCTGTGAGCCTTCCACGGGCTTCTTTCCTTTGGATCCCATGACCGATGACCAAAATCGTCAACAAGAAGGCCCTCGCCGAGACCCTTGGCGTGTCCGAACGCAGCCTTACGCACTGGCAGAAGGCGGGAATGCCGATCAAGCGCGAGGGGGCGTACGGGGCGGAGAACGAATACTCGACGGCGGACGTCGTCCGGTGGATGGTCCAGCGCGAAGCCGCCAAGATCAGGCAGGGAGAATCGGCGCGGGACGTCCTCGCGCGTCGGCAAACCGAGGAAATCGAAGAGCGGCTGAAGGTAACGCGCGGGCAGGCGATCCAGGCGTGCGAAATCAAGCCGGCCTGGGTCGCTCGCGTCGTCGCATCCCGGCAAGCGTTGCGCGACATGGTCGCGGACATCGTGCCGGCGCTGGCCCAGCTGGACGGCCCCGACGCGATGCGCGACTTGCTCGAGGAGGCCATCGATGAGGCCCTCCGCCACGTTGCCACCTGTGACGACGAGCCCTGGTCGGCTACCGGATGGCCAGTAACCCCGGGCGGATGTTGCTCATGTTCCCACGCAACAAGACGGCGATCGACTTCAACGACGAGAAGCTCGAGCCGATGATCATCGCCTGCTCCGCTCTAGCCGGCCGCGTGAACCTCAAGAGTCGCGCCGCAGGCAACCGGCAGTTGTTCAAGACCTTCCCCGGCGGGTTCCTAAAGCTGATCGCCTCAAACGCCCCGGGCGACGTCAAGTCGACGTCGGCGCCGCTCGTGATCGTCGAGGAGCCGGACGACTGCAATCAGAACGTCCGCGGGCAGGGCGACTCGATCAAGCTCGCCGAGGAGCGGGCGAAGAGCTACCACAACGCGTTGATCGTGATCGGCGGCACGCCGACGATTGCCGGTTTCTCGGCCATCGATTCGGAAATTGTGAAGACCGACCGGCGCAAGTTCCATGTGCCATGCCATCACTGCGGCGAGCCCAACGTGTTGCAGTGGGAAAACTTGCGTTGGACGAAGGATGCCGATCATCCGCATTCGGTGTGGGGCAAGCATCATCCGGAAACGGCGCACTACGTCTGCCCCGCCTGCGACGGCACCTGGACCGATGCCGAGCGGCTAAAAAATATCCGCCAAGGGCACTGGGTCGCAACCGCACCCTTTACCGGCGCGGCCGGATTCGACGAGCTCAACGAGCTCTATAGCCCGTTTCCCGGCTCGAAGATGGCCAAGGTCGCCGAGAAATATCTCGACGCCTCGCGCGCCTTCAAGGCGGGAAACTCGGAAAAGCTGATCACCTTCTGGAATAGCTCGCTCGGCCGGTCGTACGAATACCGCTCCGACCTACCCGCGGTCGACGAGCTCGCGGAGCGCGGCGAGGACTACGCCGAGTTGAGCGTCCCCGTCGGCGGGCTGGCGCTCGTCATGGGGATCGACGTCCAACACAACCGGCTCGCGATCGAAATCTGGGCTTTCGGGCGCGATCTCGAGTCATGGCTCGTCTACTGGGGCGAAGAGTATGGCGTGCCCTCCGATCGCGCCGATCCCGTCTGGGCCGCGCTTGATCAATACCTGGAGCGCAGGTTTCAGCATGCGAGTGGCGCGCCGCTGCAAGTCGAGGCGGTATCGATCGACAGCTCCGACGGACAGACGAGCGACGCCGTGTACGACTGGGTGCGCCGATATCGCGGCCGCTGCAAGATCATGGCGATCAAGGGGCGGTCCAACGGCGTCGGGGAAATCTTCACCATCCCGCCGGCCAGGAGCATCGATCCGGGTGCGGGCTCGAAGGCGGCGCGCTATGGCCTGAAGCCCTACATGGTCGGCACAGAAAAAGCGAAGGATCTCCTACTCGGCTTCAGCGCCGACGGCGGGCGGATCAAGCGCTGCGACCGCGCGGCCGACGGCACGGTGCGCACCGGCCGCGGCGCCGGGCGGATGCACTGGTACAAGGGCGTGCGCCCGGACTTCTTCGAGCAACTTGCCGACTCGGAAGTAAAGGTCCCGAACGCCAAGGCCGGCGGGCGCCGCGTGTGGACGCTGAAAACCGGAAAGCGCAACGAGGCGCTCGACTGTGCCGTGTATGCCGAACACGCCGCGCGCGCACTGCGCCTGCACCTTTTCAACGATGCCATGTGGACCGCGCGCGAGCAGGCGTTGCAGATGAGTGCGACGTCGAAGATGGATAAGGGGACGGCCGCCGGCACGGACGAGCGACCCCTCGCCCTGTCCGGCGGGCGCTTCCTGCCGACTCCCGCGCACGTCATCAAATGGGGTGAATCATGAATATTCCGCCCGGATACATCACGCGCGAGAAAGCCGACCGCATTGAGGCGAATCTCCGAGCGGGCCTGCTCGCAATTTTGAATCGATTGCGCGAGCGGCTTGGCGCACTCGCACCACAGATCGCCGCCTCCCGCGATGCAAAGGAAATCGAGGCAATGATCAGACGAGAAACGGAACAGGCAGCCGCCGAAATCGACGCTCTGCAACAGACCATCCGCGAGCAACTGGACTCGACGGAGCACTGAGAATGCAAATTTCGTCGACGCCTGCGTTGCAGAAAGTAATCGCCTTGGTCGCCGCTGCTGAACGAGAACGCATCGCGACGATTTTAAGTCACCCGGAGGCAGCAGGGAGGCGCTCGCTGGCCGAACACCTGGCCTTCAACACCGATACCGATGTCGAGGCCGCCGTTACGCTAATGGCGTTGGCGGGAAAGTCGCAGCCGCCGGACCTTCGTGTCGCCTTAAGGCGTGCTGACGGCGACTCACTCATCACGAAAGGAAAGTAATGGACACCAAACAGCACTGGAGTCGCGCAGACCTCTGGCTCGCCGCTCGCTTGAGCTTGGATGCCGGTGGCGACTTTGCACAAAACATTATGCGGGACGCGGATGCGGCTGGATTCAGTCGGCAAGAGCTCAGCGCCGCCTACAGCGTGCTCAAGGCCGAAACGACGGAAAACGATTGCTGGCAACTCAATGCGGATCGGCGGGCGTATTGGCGCAACCATGCCCTTTTGCATGACACCAAGCCGGTACCACTCGGCCAGCGGCCAACGTTTTCCGCGGTCGACGTTCAAGCCGCGGTGCTACGCGAGCGAGCGCGTTGCGAGGCGATCCTCAGCTGCGATGCTGCGAAGGGCCGGCCGGCTCTCGCGAAACACTACGCTTTCCAAACAAGCGACTCCCTCGCTGACGTCGTGAAGGCGCTGGCATCGATGCCGCTCGAAGCCAGCTTCCAACAGGCCGCGGGCGCATTACCGCCCAAGCCAGTAACGCCGCTCGCGGCGGCTCCTGGAGAAACAGTCGAATCCGTTGTCGCGCGAATCATGAATGCCGAGAAGATGCCGGCGCTCTACGCCGCAACACCGCTGCCCCATGCGGACCCGTCGGAAACGGTCGAGTCCGTTGTCGCAAGAATCATGTTCGCCGGCAAGTGAGGTTCGCTTCCTGGCCGATCGATGGACCCCGACGTCGCCACGCTTTTGCATGACCTCGATGAGGGCAAGGCACGGCGTCTGCTCGAGGGCTTGGGGCAGCGCGCGGCGCTGCGGGAGTTCGAGCGCCAGTGCGCCGTGCGACACGCCGTCGACCTGCTGCAGCAAAGGGTCGAGCGTTCACATATTCGCGATCGGCTGATGCAGCGCTACGGACTCGAACGATGGAGCGCTTATCGACGCATCGACGAGGCGCTGCAGATCTTTTGCCGGCCGGTCGCTCAAGTGTCGCAAGACGACGCCCCAAATGCAACGCCGAGGCCGCAAGATCAAGGCTCGAACATTGCAAAGGATGCGGACGATGTCTGATTCGGAATTTGTAACGGCTCTAAGGAAGGAACGCGCGGGGCTCTTGCCAGCTGCCGAGGCCGCGGAGTTGCCGGCCGCACGCGAGCGGCAAAGAATCGCGCACGAGGAATACCGAGCGGTCGTCGAATCGATAGAAGGGATCCGAGGCAGCGCGACGCAGCAGGAACATGACTTGAACGCAGCGGCCGCGGCGGCGAACCAGGTCGTCGCCGATCTCGAGCGGTCACAGGAACAGGCACGGGCTCGCGTCACCGAGATTGATCGCCTACTAACGGCCGAGGCAGATGCCGGCGGCGCACGCAAGGACCTGGCCAAGGCAAACGCCAGCATTGCGGATGCGCGAGCGCGAATCGGTCAACTCGCACAGATCGCCGCCGATCTGGAAAGCGAAATCGGGGAGCTCACTCAAAAGCGGATCAATGCTATCGAGCAGCATGGCCGCGAAGACCTGGCGCAGCGTCTCGGCGGGAAAACTGCGCCGCCAGCCAAAGGAATCGCTGCTCTTGATGCCGACTTGGATTCTCGCCGCACGACGCTCGCCGCGGCTCAGTCGGCGAAGGCAGAAGCCGAGGCTCCCCTCGCAGCATTGCTCGAAGCAACCGAAGGGGCGCGCGCCCGATTGCGCGGAGCGTTGCAGCGTGCCGCGGAGCTTTCGTACTACGAACTCCTCCCGGCCATGATTCCAATCGCTGCGCGCCTGGTGGTCCTACAAAGCCGCCTTTGCTCGTACCGCGCGATCGAGATCCACGTTGACGACGAAGCTCGGCAAGCGGCCAACGCCGCGCTCGAAAAGGAACTGCAAACATGAATCTGTCCTGCACTCTCCCGAGTTCCCCGTCGGGAGTGCCCGTGTCCGTCTCAGCCGAGCAGGACGTACCGATGTATCGGCGGGAGATCAAAGCTGCGGCGCGCGCCAGCGACGAATTGCTCGCGCAGATCAATGTCGGCGGGTGCCCTGAGCTTTTCGATGCAGTTTTGCAAGGAGTAATTACGCACAACTGTGGCTACGAACTTCTACACCTGTCACGCGACGCGCAGCGCGAATGTTTGCGCGTTGGTCCGCAGGCTTGCAGGAAGGCGGCCACCGCAATTCGACGCCTTCGCATCCGAAGTCCCGCGAAGGTGTGCCCGCGCTGCGGGCAACGGATGTTGAAATATGATCTGCCGCTCGTGGCTGTTTCTGCGGCCGAAAGCTCAGCTCATGGTTAGGCGGATGCTTCGATCACGCAATCGGGCGCCGGCATTCCTGCCATTTGCCGACCGCCCGGCGCGCGCGGCGGCGCTCGAGGCTCTTGCCGATAGATAGTTGGCCGACGCCGACTGGCCGACCGCTTTAGACTGTGGATTCAACTCGTAGGCGCAACACATGCTAGGTTTAGCAGACGCAACAGCAAGTGCTTGTCACATCGGTACTAATCGCAAGTAGCGCTGTTTCCTGGGGCCCTCTCACTCGTGCTTGTATGATCT